AAAAAAGTTGATCACAAGACAAACAATTATATATATTCGCTCTTCTCCCTCCAAACTGAAAGTTTGGGCATCCATACCGTTCTTTATAAACTAAATATGGGAAAAAACGTTGTCGACACATATCTTCAACGCTAGGTAGTTTTGTTTCAGCAGTACACTCTGCTTTATTAAAAGTATTTTTAGTTGACGGTAATAGGATAAATGAGCTGCCATGCCCAATATAAACTATGATTGTTTTTGTAGTCCAACAACTACACCTCTAAAAAGAGGCTTTGGGGAACGCCCATGTGGGAAAATATATATTATCCATTCTCACTCATATTACACAAACATAAAAAGAACATATAAATGCAGTAACTATAACATATACACATATTTTGGTTTAAGGGACTTTATGTGAGAAGCCCCAAACTTACTTAACGTAAGTATACACGCACAAATTGCTGCATCACAAGACCCTTAAGAATCTGATACAACACACCAACACATGAATCAATAAGCTCAAAATATTCATAACTCCACCATTCATTCTTAAATTGCTCTTGGAGTAAACCAATTGCAATATCAAGAACGTAAAGAAAAGATAAAAACATTAAAAATTTAATGAACATCAATATCTTAATTAACCATGGTGGACAAATAATATTAATTCTATAAGGTATAAAAACTTCTTGTGCTTGTACACTTAACTTTAATCGGTTTAATTTAACATGTCGAGATGCAAACCAAAATTGATCACGCAATTCTTGCCAAGTCGGAAAAGTAGATTCATCAACAAATACAACCAGATTTTCATCCAGAATAACTTGTTGAAACATCTCTAATTTTTGTTCAAAGATCGTCTTACCATAAAAGAAATATTCACGAATAGCTGTAGAAATAACTTCTACAGCTTGTTCTTCAGGTGAAATAGTTTTAGATCTCACACACATAGTTAACATTTTTTCAATTGATTCATGATCTAATGGACACAAATAAGCTTGCACATCTTCATCCCAACGCCATGTACGTTTCAAAAAAGAAACATCATTCATAGTAATATATGGAATAGATGTCGCATCTTTGTCTGCCATAGTATAACCAATATCGACAGCACCTAACACACGTCTAATATTAGTATGATTAAACCATGGAGTACTACCACATACTCCCATGGCATTATCATCACCATAAGTCATTAACGCTACATGTTTCTTAAAATCTTTGGCATTAACAGTCAAGGGATCGACTCCTAACTGTTCAGCTTTTAAAATAGTGAAAACATATCTCATATAGAGACAATTAGCTAAACCATTAATAATAACTGTCAAAGGATGTCCTGATGGATTACCACCAAAAAATTCAATCAAATCACCATTAAAATCAACTAAAGGAAAAGCAGTATCCTCCGCAATTCCTTTAACAACTTTTAATTCATCTTCGGAATATCCAGCTTGTTTACAAATGGAGAGAATAATATCAAACGCTGACAAAATAACCATTGATGACATTCTTTTATCAAATTTCTCAAAATCTCCCGCAATCATTGTTTTATCACCAAACTTGGTAAGATATTCACGAATTTCCTCCCATTCTAGGGATTGAGCAATGGTTCCAGGACCGGATTCAAAAATAAATCTATTATTTTGCACTAAACGGATAACAGATAAAAGATATTTACGTACAACAATAGACCAATCAAAAGGTGCTCCAGTAAAAACTCGAGTTTTCTTATTTTCTATTTTCTTAAAAGTAGTAGCTTCATCTTTAAGATGTGCACAAAAATTTGGCATATAGCGCTTACCTTCAAGATATGTTTTAATACAAATATCTACTCGATCCAATATTTCTGGATTAGCA